GGATATGTTGGACAGCATGACGCGCATCGCGGCCTTGCTGGGTTTCTTTTCAGTCGTCATCGTTCATGTCCTGCACCAGGCTGAGCCGTCCCACGCGCGGCCACCAGCGTTTGCCCGTGGCATCCTCCACCACGTAGCTCTCATGCTCACGGTAGCACGCGGCAGTGTAGAGGTTAGGCCAGTCAATATCCTTGCGGGTCAGCTTGCGGGTCTTCAAAATCGCCGCCTCGTTGCGGCACACCGTGGGGTAGATGCCGTACTTCACCACCTCGACGATCTCACCGCGATGCGCGTACTTCGGGCCGCACCACTGGACAATATCGTGCAGATGAAAACGACCCTTGCCGCGATCGTAGGGCTTGACCTTCTGGCTCACTCTGGCCTCTCCGGTGTGCGTCGGTCGGTTGGCTCCATGAGTGCAAGAAGCGCAGCCAAGTTGATCTGCATCCTTCTTTGTGAAGGCGTCATGTTTCGCCATCTAGCGGCATTACGCGCTTCCCGTGCGCGATCACGTTCCTGTGCCTTTGCGATTCCCTTGGCGACTCGCTGCTCCTTCGTGCCTCGCAACTTGGCCTGTCCCATCACCCCACTCCCCCAGTCCATTCGCGCAGGAGTTCGTCGGCGCGACATTCGATCCAAATTATGGCCGCATCAGTACAGCTATCTTCCTCCGGCGGACGCCTCCACCATTCATCCATCGCCCGCAACAGCGCATGAGCCGCCCTCGCGTCATGGTTGACGTGTTCAAAAACAGGCTTGTCAGGGTCGCACCATGCCATCCACCCGCCGTCTGATCTTGGCCGCATCATTGTTTGCAGTTCCATCACTCACCCTCCGGTGTGCGTCGGTCGGTCATATGCCTAGCCTCGTTATGCTGGTGATGCTTGGATCGCTTACCGCGCCAGGCGCTTGCGATTTCACAAAATCCACTAGCTCACGATAGTTATCGGCATGCAGCCAAGGCTTCATTGTGCAAGTCATGGAAAGCTGGCTGCCGCTGACGTGACTATCGCGCATATACATAGCCGCGATGTGGTAGCTCGTTTTCACGCCAATCCTTCGGGCAATGCGTCGAATAATGTTTCTGATTTCCATCACTCACCCTCCGGTGTGCGTCGGTCGGTCCCAAGTCCGCTAATAAGGATTGCGTCTGCAAAACTGAGTGGTTCAGCATAAGATAGTGCAAGCAATCGCAGGGATTCGGGGGCGTTACCTTTGCTCATGGCAATACCGGCGCGTTCTCGCAAATCACGTTGTTTAGGTGTTTCAGTTGGTCGTTCATAGCTAAGAAGTACTGCTAATTGGGCTAAATCCTCAAGCATGTACTCACCCATGACGTTCTCCCATTGCGGCGTCGATAATTCGCACGATGGCTTGCTCGTCTTTACCGTCGCAGCTGACGCCATCCGTTGTAAAAAATCCGTCGCCTCGGTTATCAAACCAGCAAATGCGATATTTACCATGCATGCCTTTGTTGTTCTCGGAAACCAGATAGCGCCACCTCGCCGCATCCATCTCCGCCGCCTTGAGCCGAGTAGCCATGTCGGTTATGGTGGCGTGGTGGGTGCGGATGAACCTGCGCAACATGATCTCGGTGTCAGTCCAGCATCCTGGTTTAATCTCAACTTCACGCACCACCTCCGCCAAATCCTCCAGCATCTTCATGGCGCGTTCTCCGGTGTGCGTCGGTTCCATGCGGCGGCGGCAAACGATGAAGTGAAATAGCTCGGCTCATGTACGCCGCAACAATCTCCATCCTCAACACCTTTGCACCCAGCCGACCACTGCTCATGTACAGTCGAACCGAGTTGCAAATCCCTGCCTCGGATCAATTCAGCCTCGCCACCGCAAAACGGGCACGGCTTCAATTCGTCCATCACTCAACTCCCCGCATGATTTCGTCGGCTCGCTTGTCGATTTTCTTCGCGTTCGCGCCAACGTCCAAGATCGCCTGCTCCAGCGCAGCCAGGCGCTTTGCAGCCTCGCGGTAAATATCAGCGCGCACGTATTGGACTTCTAGGCCGCCGATTGATTCGCTGCACCACGTAACGCCGTCATCGCCGGGCCACAATTCGTCCCGATCTTCATTGCTCGCCGACGTGTCAATTTGCAGCCAGATTATTTCGGGCGAAGTGTTGTCAAGCTCGCCAGACACAACCTCCTCCAAATCCTCTAGCATCTTGGTCATGGCTTATCTCCAACGGAGCGGGCTAGGTTCTGGTGCCATTCCCGCAATTTCCACTCGTCAGGCCTGTCTCCGTTTTCATCCCACTTCACTACGTCGGCGATCACCTCCCGAATCGCGGCGAGGTCGGGCCTGGCATCCGGCACCGCACTCGTCTGTTGCGGGGTGGCAAATAGCGGATACGCCGTTGTGCCTTCAGGGAAACAATCTAGCCTCGGCTTGTCCTGTCCTTTACGTGGGCAGCACTTGTGGCCGTCGTCCTCCGAATCCCATTCGATCATCCAAGCCACTGGTGCCATCTCATCCGCCTTGATGCGCTCGTCGATGGCGTCCAGCCAATTACGCAGGTGCATAACACCTAGACGCGACGTACCGTTTCTATTAAACACCTCCATCTCGTCCCGCACCTGCTCCAGCGTCATCTTGCTCATTTCCTGTTCCTCTCGACAAATGACCTAAGCGCAGCAAGCATGGCTTCATCATCAATTGGTAGATAATCTTCGCCACGCGTATCTTCAATGCCAGACTCATCAATGTAAGCCTGCATTGCGCTTGCCACATCCTCATCGCTCACCACGCCAGATCGCGCGGGGTGGGTGTAGAGGGCTCGGATGGGCCATGTGCCGTCTGCCTCAGTAGCTAGGCGGTGCTTCTCGTTCGTGAACTCATGCCACGTTCCGTCACGGCTTTGGAATTGCCATGCGGCCACCGCCACGCCATCGCCATCGGCGTCGAGGATGGCGAGTACTACTGCACGGCAATCGTTCCATCCGGCTGCATATAGGTTCGGGCGGTTAACGGGAACGCAAGCCCCTTCGTCTAGCTCCGACAACTCCCTCAGCTTGTCTTTCATGCCTGCTTCTCCTGTTCGTCGAAACGTTCTTCGGCAAAAGACTGGATTTCATATGCGAAGTCGTACAACTCGACGCTCAGGCCGTACTTTTCGATCAAGTGTCGGGCAAGATCGAGCGCTTCTTTATCTGGTCCCATCACCATTCTCCTGTTCGTCGCGGTAGCGCATGGCGGCTTGCCACGCAAACCAGCGGTCGTTCACCCGGAAGTCGTTGTAGCTGCCATCGGCATTCTGTCGAAGGTGCTCGACGAACGGGTCGGTCAAAAGGTCACACATGGTGTTCTCCCGCCTCGGTAGTGTGGGCTGCGGGGCGGGAGTCGATCACCTAGCTGAGGGCGGGACTGGATGACCAGGTTCCCCGCAGCCCACGCTCTGGACCGTACACAACCGCCCTGTCCGGTGCAACCTGTTTATGAAACGTAGATCCAACCCTGCTTTTCCAAGTCCCAGACCCAGCGATCGTGCTGGGGCACGACTTGGGTGTCTATCATTTTGCCTATCTCACGGAGTGCCTGAGTCTGGTGTGCTTCGACCCAGGCTTCTTCCATCTCACTCTTCGGCATCGCCCTGCTCCAGCGGCAATTCAGTCTGCACCAGGCGCGCTCCGCGGTGCCAGCAGCGCACGATCCCTTCGTCGGCCAGGTAGCGCGTCTCGGCCCGGATACCGCGGCTCTTGGCCAGCGCGGACAGGTAACTGCGCTTCTGCGCCGCCTTCGTGGCGTCGGGCACCGGGATATCGAAGTATTCCCCGGGCTGGATCTGCTCCAGCGGGTAGATCGAGCCGCGCGGGCCTCGCAACGGCACCACCCGCGGCGGCACTGGGCCTTTCCCCACCACGAACTCGGGGCCGCCCGGTACGCCGCGCACTTTCTTCACTGCTTTCATGGATCGACTCCGCTTTGATGGGTGGTAGTGGCCGGATTCGACACCGGCTGGTCGATGGTAGGCGTTTCTACTGGACGCCTCGTTTTATGATCGCTTACCGAGCCTCGGACTTACCCCAGTCAGTGCTGAGACACCGCCGGATTCCGCACGCTTAGCGACTCGTCTGACCCTTTGAAGCTAGACGATCTCCATGACTGGGTTCTCAGGCCCTGCGTGTCCTTCCACGCCGCACTACCCTAAACTTATTCAGCTTGCTCTTTCTGCGGTTGCGAGTCTACACCTTCCGCCATGCGACGTGCAACGTATTCACGCGCATCCATCATGGTACAGCCATGCCGGGCCGCGTAGGCGATGGTAGCTTCCAGCGGCAGGTTCTCGGCAATCAGACGGTCGGTGTGGATGTGCTTCACGCAAAAATCCATCGCCTGGCGCACGGCGAACGCCTGGATCTGCAGCTGCTTGAGTTTGGCAACGGCCTGGGTCTCGGTGCTGTCGCCCTCGGGGCCGGTGATCGGCACAACTTTGCGGTGAAAGTGGCCTTTCTTGGGATCGCGGGTCATTTCAGTTGTCCTGCATGGCGGGCCCGATCGGCCCGGCGTTGGCGTTTGGCGGCCTGCTTGGCCAACAGTTCATCCTTGTTTTTGGGTTCGAGAATCGCTGGGTAGTCTGGTGCGATCGCAGCAATGGCCCTGGCCAGCGGGCTCAGTTCATCGTAGAAGGTGCGCCCGCGATGGGTTCGGTTGTTTCTCATTCCCCCAACTCCCCGCACTCAAACGCGTCGCGCAGCGCTTGGGGTCGCGTGGGGAAGTACCCGGCACCGTCGTTCTTGGATGCCCATTGGAAACCTTTGGGACACTGGGTCACGCGCACGACATACTCCCGCGCCCGCGCCTCCAGCTCGAACAGGGTCGGCGTTTCGGTGAGGGTGCTGGCGGCCAGTGTCAGGCCGCTGCGCTGGCGCTTCTGCACGGCGTTCCAGCGCGTCAGCGCTTCCATGTCGATGAAACTGCGGGTGGCCTGGCGGCCGTGGCTATCGGCAATCAGTGCGTGGATCATGGCGCTCTCCTAAGAATCGAAACCAAAGACAAGGCGTACGCAGTCAGGGCGGTTCGCCAGCTCAATACTGTACCTCAGCGCCAGGTAGTCCACCCACGCTTTGAACGTCTGTACATATTCGGCGAATGGCACTTCCCACTCGTACCGCACGTACGTCGGGTCACTCGTGCCCCCGCACCACTCATTTGGCGTACCACCCTCGCGTTTGACTCGCGCCATCTCTTCAGGTGCCAGCATCCCCACCATGTGCAAGGGCTTATGCCATCCCGGCCAGTCGACAACTTCCTTCAGCGTTACCCACGAAAATGAGTGCTGCCCAAGGCTATAATGCTGCGGAAGTACGCTGTCGCTATAGGGGTCATGGCTCACCAAATAACCGTCGTCGTTCAACTCGACATCGTCCGGTACTCCCCTTGGCTCGCTGATGGGAGTAATAGCCTTGTGCGTTTCGACGCCACCGAAGCCCGTGCCGTTGCGTACACCGGCGAGCATGGCAAAGACGCGATAGTTCCTGTCGCTTTCGATCTCTCCCGCATCGTGCCATTTGCCGGTGCTGCTGTAGCGGGTCTGAAGCCGCCCATGAATGTCAGTGCCCATCTCAATTCTCCGGCTCGATGTAATGGATCTTCACGATCACGTGGCCCGGCTGAAGCTGGTCCGGGGGTTGGTTGCCGATGTAGGCGGCACCGGTGGCGCATGCCGGCTCACGACCCAGGCTCTGCAGTACGCCGCTGGGGAGGGCCATGAAAAGCTCGATGTTGCGGGGTTCGATTTTGTACACTTCGCGCTGGAAATTGAACGCGTAGTGGGCTGCGGTGATCGGCAGCCAGGTCGTACCTCCGCCGGCAGGATCGGTATTCACCAGCACCCGCTTCCCCGCCATGTGCGCCTTGATGATGTTGATCTGGTCTTGCTGGTTCATGATTTCTTCCTCTGGATAAGTGCTGCTATCTCGTCGGGGTCGGTAACCACACGCAGCGGATTGTTCTTGTCAAAAAAGTCGCCGGCCAGGGCTACGCCGGGTAGTGGTTCGCTCTGTGAGACGTTCTCGGGCGGCTCGCGGTAGTAGCCGGCCAGGTTGTATGCATAAGCCCATTCTGCCCGACGTTCATCCGGCGTGGGGACTTGCGTGGTCTGCATGATAATCATCGTGCGCTCTCCTGCAAGGAAGGGTAGTACCGCGCGATCCGCGCGGCTTTCATTCGCTCGATACGGCGCATCAGCGCTCGCGTTTTCAGATCTGAGGTGTAGCCCGTGCTGCGGGTCAAGCCGCCAGGTATCCGCGCGCTCGCTGAAACGAAAGCCTGTTCCGCCTGCTTCACGTCCCGCGTCGGCGTGTCTTGCTCCACCATGACCTCGACCCGGCGCCTGTACCAGCGCGCCAAGCTGCGAGCCCAGTAGTATTGCTGGCGGGTCATTCCCACTCCTTGAACCGCTCGTTCATGGCCTTGCGCCGGTCGCCGCCAGCCTCACGGCGCTCCGCCTTGTCGCACCACTTGTGCACCTTGTGGCCGATGCCGATAGGGTCCACCCACGTCACGTACACGGGCACGCCGCGCACGCTCTGCAAGTGTTTGCCGCATATCCAGCAGATCGGGCGGTTCACTGCCCCGCTCCCATCCACAGCAGCGCCATAGCGACCAGGCAGGCAGCGATCAGCAGCAACCGGCCTTCGTTCTCGGCCTCGGGGTCTCGGTCGTCGTGTCTCATGGCGTGCCCCCGATCCAGCTGACAATGCCCCACCCAAACAGCGCCCAGGCAGCCAGACCAGCAGCGGCCCATAGCAGCATGGGAATCAAGGGGGCGTCCGTGCCCTCATCAGGCTCCGGCGTATGGCAGAAGTTCACCGGCTCGCGCATGTCGCGCAGCAGCTTGGCGTAGCGCTCTTCTTCGTAAGAGCGGTGTTGGGCGTTGTAGTCGTCGGCGGTCATGCGGCTGTACTCCTCTCAGGTTCGATCCAGACTCTAACTTCGGCCTGCCCACGCACCTTGCGCTTTTTCAGGCGGCCGTCGGCGAACGCTTGCGCATATTCGCGTCGCGTTTTGGATGCCGCAAGCGTCGCGCCATTGTCGTGCACGCTGCGCAGCATGTGGAAAAGAATGAAGCGGCCGTCACTGTCCAGCGCAGCGAACGCGGCCAGGTTCTGCGGGTTCGGGTAACCCAGGTCGGTATACTCCTCACCCCCGCCATGCCTCACCCGCAACATGAGCCGCCCACCTTGCCCTGCTTGCGTGAGGCGGTAGTGAAACGCGCTGTAGCAGACTTTCCAGCGGTCGTGCTGCAATACGCGGCCCGGCTCGTCGTACAGGACAACCTCGCCCTCGGGCACGCTTGGCGCCCGCCAGTTTTCGATGTTCATGGCAGCAAGGCTCCGGGTTCCTGAAACGGCTGGCCGGCATACTCCGGCTTAGTGAGCATCACCCAGGCATCGGGGTCGAGACTCACGCGAACGGTGCAGATAAACTCCGCGTCGATATTAAGCCGGCGGCAGACGGCTATCTGCTGCGCCCATGAGGGTACGGCCGCGATGATCCGCGCCCCTACCTCGGTATACCCCGCGTCAATGAGGCCCTGCGGGTCGTGGATGGCCTTGTCTTTCATTGTCTAGCCCCCCAGCGCGGTTTGTGCCGCTTTCAGCGCAGCCGTGGCTTCGTCAACCTCGCGCTGCGCCTCTTCGTCGTCGCCATAGGCCAGGGCGTCGATTGCCGCCACTTCGTTTTCCGCGTAGGGGAGAATCCCCCGCAGTGCGGTTTCAAGCTCGGTAATGCGGTCTTGCGTGGTCTTGTCCATCTCGCTCTCCTTTCATTGTGTGGCGTTGTCGGCGTAGCCGTCTAAGTCGCTAAACGGCTAGACCCACGGCGCTAGTCGGCTCTCAGCGCAACCGCCCATGAGCACGGCTCGCAATACCAATCGTGGAACGCGGCGCCGTCCAGGTCTGCCCACCATTTAGGCCGTTCCAAAGCTTGCATGTACGTCGCTTGCTGGCCGCAACGGCAGCAGCGAATCTTCAGCGACGCGGCGCATGAGCGGGCCATTACCGGGGCAAGTGGTTGCAAGTTCATGGTTTGATCCCTTCAGGTTGCAGGTTACACACGATCCGCAGCGTTTTGCCCGTGGCGTCATGCTTCCAGGTGCGCCAGCCGTGCACGGTCAGATAGGCGTCATCCGGCGCGGACTCTTTGCCGCTATTGACCAGTGACCACGGCCCGCGCAAGCCCAGCGTTTCGGCATAATCGCGTACCATGCCCTTTGCCGCGTCGTTCATCGCGGCGTTGAAACTGTACCGCGTGGCTTGCTGGCCGATGGCGGATTGCACCAGGTAGACTTTGCGTTTCATGGTGCAGCCCTCATGCGCTCGCGCAAGTGGAAAAACAGTTCCGTCCGTGCCGGGTTTTCGTCGCTTACGTTCTCGATGAAATACCAAAGCGCCTCGGCCAGGGGCAGGCTGTCCGTGTGCTGGATCAACCAAGCGGGATCGTAATAGCGGTGCAGGCTGATCCAGGCATCGGTTCTCTTGCGTGCGGTCATGACTCTTCGCTCCTATCATCAACGCAGGGGATCGGTTGGCAGGCGGCCAGCAGTTCCGCGATCAGGTCGGTATCGCTGGCGTAAGTCATAGTCTTAGGCCCACTGGTGCTTGAGAGCATAGCCGCCGGCACTGTCCGGCTCGCCATTGCGGCGCCCGTGCGGTTTGCGCGCGCCTTTGGGCCAGAGTGTCGCGCCCAGGTTGTAGACCAGGGAAAATCCCATGTCCATACCACACCCGCCTACCTTTATGGCGTTGTAGTTCCCGCTTGCCAGAGTGTCATTCATCGCCACGGCAGCCAGGAACGTAATGTCGCGCAACTCGCCGCCCTTCACGATGACAAGACTGATATTGCGCGACATGCCCGACTTGCTGACGTGGCGTAGGGTTGTGTAGACCGTCTGACCAGGTTTAAGCAATTTGCGCAGATCGGCGCAGGCTTGCGCGCGATGCGCCGCTTTCCCTTCCGCTTGTGTCAGCATGCCCGCGTGATGCATGGCATACGCCGAGACATAAACCCGGCCGTCTTCCTCACGGTAATAATGTTTGAAGTTCACGGTACGCTCTCCTTTGTTCTGTATCCGGGTAAGTCACCCGGCTAGACCGCCTCAGTAGCGAAGCGGGCTAACCTTGCGGCCTATTAGACGTTTTCTACCGATTCACTCACGGTATACGGCGCCCCTTTCGCCATCGCAGGATCGGCGTTGTACCGCTCCGCGATGCTTTCGGCCAGGTCGGCATAAAGCACGCGTGACTCTTCAAAGCCTTTCGCGTTGCAGATCAGGTACTCGGTACGGGTCGGGTAAGGGTGCATGATTGGTTACTCCTTAAAACAGGTTCTTGGCGCACGGCGAGCCGTAGCGATAGGCGGCCACGCGCACAGCATCGGCCAGGTCGCACGGGCTCGCGTCCGATTCAAAGACATAACGGCAGCAGTCCATATGCTTACGGCCGAAGCGCACGGTATGCCGTGATGGTGTATTCAGCTGCACCCGGATGCTGTGAGCACTAATAAAGACGGCATCCACTTGCGTGATGGCGGCCAGCACGTTGGGGAAAACGATCAGGTTGCCTTGCGTGGTCATGACTGCCGCCCCCAGCTGTAATTGATCCGCCAGCCGCGATCGCCAGCAAAGACGGATGGCACAAACCCTGCGCGCTTCAGATCGGCCGGCATGATGCTACGGGCAAACTTCAGAGCTCCGGCATGCGTGGCGACCAGCCCGCGCGGATGGTCCAGGCTTTCAGTACCGCAGATTTTACGCTTGCTATGCATCTCGCTCTCCCGTTCGTGGTTCGGATTGTGACGCTAGGCTATCAGGGTTTCCCATGTCAGTCAAGGGGTACCGACGGCGGGTTTGTTGCAGGCGTTACATGAGGATGGCGAAAGTGTAGCTTTAGGGTGTTGCACTGATAGGAGCGGATTGGTGGAAGTGTAGCGGATGCGTGCGGTTTAACGTGTACCCACCGTTGCCTGTTACAGGCGGAAGTGTATCGCGGAAGTGTAATGCGTTATGCGGTGAGGCTAAAGTGTACGTTACGATACGTAATAGGGCTTGGCGGGAGTGTAGCGCGGGTTGTTGTGCGGTGCAGCATGAGATATTCAGCGGGCGTTCATTTTCGTTGTAACAGCGTAACGCCATCGAATCAATGAGTTAGGTGTTTTTGGGGGTCTTGTTACGCTGTTGCGTTGCGTTCTGGGCAGAGCTAAATTGTGCGAGGCAGCGCTGCCGCCGAAAGGGGTGTTAAGGCGGAAGTGTAGCACGGCCCGCGCAAAAGGTTTCAGCTAGTCTTTTTTATTTGTAACGATTATCTATTATAATACTTAACTCTTTATTTACATGGCCCTCCAGCCCTTGCCCTGCCTCAAAAACAATAATGGGCATAATCGTTGCGCTCGACGCGTTGCAAACCGTTGCAACGGCCTTAACGTGCAACACACGTAACATTCACGTATCCTTCACTGACAACGCAAAGGCAAAGAAAAGGCCGCAGTGCGCGGCCTTTCGTATGCTGGCAACCTGATAAGCCTATCGCTTACCAGCTTCGCACCTCATAGCAGCCCGGGCGCATGGTCAGGTAGTGCGCACTGCGCCCCGCCAAAATCCATTTAGCCACTAAGCGCTGCGCCTGCTCTTCGCTGTAGCAGATAGTGTACTTCATGGTCGCGCCTTGGAAACGTCGAAAACAAACAGCTTGTACCCACGCCGTGGCAAAGGGCCCTCGCACGTAACCGTCATGGGGCCCTTGCGGATCGAGTTTAGCTCTACCGCGTCGCGGAACTGGCCCGTCGCAATCTTGCACTTGATGTTGTGGCGCAGATCGCCGGTTGCTTGCTTGGTTAGATACGCGAACCGCTCCGCCGGATCGCCGGGCAGGAACTGCGCATAGAAGTCGTCTGTTAGGTTTGACAGGGTGAATGTGACCTTCACGGCTCAACCCTCCCCGTTGCTTTGCGTGGTGCAACCACAAAGGCCAAAGTCTGCCGCGCATGTCTTTACTTCGTCCAGCGTGGCGCGTTCGATGCGTACAAGCCACGTACCATCGGCAGGCGTAGCGCCTTTTAACTTGCGGATAGTAACGTCCCCGCGCGTACTGAAAGCGTCAAATACTACAAGCGCGGACTCTTTGTATTTGCTGGTGTATCGGATCATCTCATGCTCTCCAAGTCGGTTATTCGACGCATCCATATTAGTCCTTCGCCGGTCAGTCTGTCAACTATCAGACCGTAACCCATCCCTAAACGCTTTCGTTAGGGGAGTCGCCGCGCATGCCTTGCCGGCATAGGGGTGCGGCGCTTGCCTTGTCGGTGTGATTGTATCCATACCTTCGTTGTGCTACACTTGAGGGTTTGCCTGCCAGGCCTATGCGGACCAGGCCGGTGGCGCGGTGGTGCCGGTCGATTCTCTCCCCCCTAAACCCTCGCATCCCAGAACACGCCTAAAAACCGGCGCCCCAAAAATAATTCGCCCCTCCCTAGATTTCACCTGTAGTGTTTGATACACTCCAGCCACGCGATGTAACACAATGAGAGGGCCATAACGATGCTCGATGAAATCAAGGCGTATCAAGAAGCGGCGAAAGCCGTGCAGGACGCAACTATCGTGTTTGAAGCGCTGGGGCGCTGCTACAACCAAGCCTCGGATGATCTTTCCAAGGCACGCCATACAGCGAGTATTGCAGCCCGCGCCATGAGCCAAGCCATACACAAAGGCATTGGAGTAGACGGAGACAGATTCGCGGGGGGGTGATGACTCTCTACCTTCTCCTCTGGGCCGTCATAGCGCTGATCTGCCTGGCGGACTACCTGATGCAGGAACGCTGATGAGTAATGTCCAAGTCATTGACCCAGAGCCGTTGGATAACTTCGGGAAGCTCTGGGGTGCCCTGCGCGATATCGTGAACAACTCGCCCCTGACTCGCGCTGAGAAGATTGGCATCATAGAGAATGTCAAGCACGAGATCCTCACCGAGCTTTTATCCGATCTGCGGCGTATGGGGGTGCCGCCGCCATGAAAGTAAACATCGAAGGCAAAGAGTTTATCCAGTGCGAATCATGCATCGCTACGACAACGGTATTGTCTCGTGAGGCGTACGAGCACTGGGACTGGTTTACGGGGGAGTTGGCCCGTACGTACCACTGGTGCCCTAAACACAAGGATAGTTTCGAGCGGAAGGCTATATGGGCAGTGTCGGGCCTATGATCTCTTGACACCCTCCCCCGACCGCGTAACCTACCTACTCACCCTTCTGGACGTCCTGCATGGAATGGCCCATCGAGATCCACGTCCACAATCTGCTTGAGCGCATCGAGCGCCTGGAGAAAAACATCATGTCCGGTCTCACCGATCTTCAGGCGGCCCTTGCCGCCAACACCACAGCCACCGTGGCCTTGAAAGCCGCTGTAGCCGCTATCCCTAGCAGCTCGGTCAACGACATGGCGCTCACAGCAGCCGTAGCGACCCTCAACGGCAATACCGCGGAAGTGACGGCGGCAACGGCAACCGCAGCGGCCCTGGCTCCTACCCCCGTAGTACCGCCGGCCGCTTGACACCCTGCCTGCCTTGTGAGAGCCTAACCCTGCGCCGACACGACTCCCCCCTCGGTAGTGCGCCCCAGACCCCTGCACCCGTCCGGTTGCAGGGGTCTTTTCTTTGGGCGATACTGAAGCCATGACAGAGCCTTCGGTCGATCCTATCCGCTGGGACATAGCGGGCTTTTGGGCCTATACTGCGCTATGGCACATACTCCTGGACGTAAGGATGGGAAAAGTATGAACTACGTTGGGCGCCGTCAGATATTCGTCTTCGGGTCGAACCTCGCGGGAAGGCATGGCGCGGGGGCGGCGCTGTATGCGAAGAAGAACCGCGGGGCCATCTACGGGCAAGGAGTGGGTATCCAAGGATCGAGCTATGGGATACCGACCAAAGATTTTCAGTTACGCCCTCTGCCACTGCATGTTATCGCGCGATACGTGGCCCAGTTCCTTGAGTTCGCTGGCCTGCACCCTGAGATGGAGTTCCAACTGACTGCGATAGGTTGCGGTCTGGCAGGGTACACGCCGGAACATATCGCTCCGATGTTTGCGGAGGCTCCGCAGAACGTCATGCTGCCTGGGGAGTTCCAATGAGCGCGATACCGCAGACCTTCGACGACTCACTGGAAGTGCGTGGCTGGCAGAACCGGCCCGGCACCATCGGGAACCCCTACGCCTATCTGGCGAGCATCGGCATCGACGCGGTACTGGAGAAGCTGTATCAGGGATCGAACCTGGTCGACGCCGCGCAAGCGCTGAAGGTGAGCATCACCCTGCTACGCAGCTGGCTGGACAACGAGGGCTACTGGCCGCGGGTCGAGGAGGCCACGACGCTCAGCTCCGAGGGCTATCTGAGCGCCGGTCAGCGACTTCTCAAGACGGCGGACTGTAAGCTGGATCTGGACAAGGCCAAGGCACTGATCGAGCATGCCCGGTGGATGGCCAGCAAGGTCAACAAGCCCATGTATGGCACCACTGACCTGCCTGCGGCAGCCACCACCGTGAGCTACGTCTTCAACGTCAATGGCTCGGCCCAGATCGTCGCGGGGCCAGCGCCTCATGCTCTGCAGCAGCCGACTGAAGATGTACGTACGTTGCCGGTGACGATCGCCTTGCCGGGGGTGGCGGAGCCGGAGCTGGGGCCGTTCGCGGATGAGCCCGGGCCGGTGGAGCGTGAGTTTGCGCAGATGTGGGGGGATGCGCCGTGAAGCCCTACACCGTCGGCGACCGCTTCAACCTGCTGGAGGAAGACATCCACGGGATCATCACGGACATTATGTGTGACGGAGTAACGGTCGAACCCTATGCGCTGGTAGTGGCCATGGATGATGGCCAGTGGGCGACGATCGACCTGAGCAAGATCACTTCGCTGGTGCTGCACTGATGGCTCCGCAGCCCAACATCTACCGCCAGCCGGCGCCAGCCAACACGACGCGCGACACGGTGAACCAGGCCCGGGCGATCGTCAAGCAGTACACCGCGAGCCCGACGCTGACCCGGCTGCACATGAGCCGCATGTTCCTGAAGTACGCGGAGGGTCCGGTAGGCAGTGGCAAGTCTACCGGGTGCATGATGGAGATCATGCGGCGGGCGTTTGGGCAGGAGCCGGACCAGCACCAGGTACGCAAGAGCCGGTGGGCCATCATCCGCAACAGCTACCCCGAGCTGAAGTCCACCACCATCAAGACGTGGGAGCTGTGGGTGCCTAACGAAGTGGCGCCGGTGGTCTTCGGGGCGCCTATCACCTGCAACTTCAAGCAGAACCTGGCCGATGGCACGCGCGTCGAGCTGGAGGTCGTGTTCCTGGCGCTGGACCGGCCCGAAGATATCAACAAGCTGCTCTCGCTGGAGCTGACTGGCGCGTACATCAACGAAGGGCGCGAGATCCCGTGGGAGATCATCGAGGCGCTGATCGGGCGCATCAACCGCTATCCCCAGATCACCGAGAGCGCGACGGGTGAGAAGATCGGCGGGGCGACCGAGCCTGGCATCGTGGTCGACTCCAACCCACCCCACATCACGCATTGGCTGTACACGAAGTTCGAGATGGGCGACGTGCCCAAGGGCTGGGAGAAGTTCCAGCAGCCGGCAGCAGTATATTGGGACGAGGAGCAGCAGAAGTGGTGCCTGAATCCCGATGCGGAGAACCTGCGCTTCCTGCCAGACGGCTACTACCAGCAGCAGCTAGACTCGGCCGAGGATACCTACATCCGGGTCATGCTCGCCAACGAGTTTGGTGCGAGCCGCAAGGGCCGGCCGATCTTCTCGCTGTACAGCGAAGCACGGCACGTCGCCAAGGCGAAACTGGAGCCGGATCGCCAGTGGCCGCTGATCGTGGGACTGGACTTTGGTCTCAACCCAGGCTGCGTGATTGGGCAGTTGACGCGCCGCGGCATCCGCATCACTGATGAGATCCCCACGAGCGACGAGTCCTTGGAGGACTTCCTGGAGACGTACCTGGTGCCGCTGCTGGCCAAGCGCTATGCAGGCTACCCGGTGACCGTGGCAGGCGATCCGGCCGGGCGCGGTCGATCGGCCAACGACAAGCGCACCTCGTTCGACATTCTGGGGCAGTTCGGTCTCAAGGGCTTCCCGGCCTACACCAACAGCTTCCAGGTGCGCAAGGAAACGGTCGACCACTTCCTGCGCCGCGACGAGGGGCTGATCATCAGCCCGCACTGCACGAATCTCCGCGAGGCCATGGCCACCGGCTACGTGTGGAAAGAGTCGCGCAACAACAAGGGCGCCAGCCTTGACATCGCAGACAAGAACGAGTTCTCGCACGTGGCCGACGCGGCTCAGTACCTCTGCCTGTGGGCGAAGTACGGCTACCGCCCGCAGCCCATCAAGGATCATGGCCCGAAGAAAAAGACCATGATGATCTAGCCCTTGCCTTGTCAGTCATTGACGGGGCGCGGGGGTTCGCGTAGGGTCGGGCCTATTCCGTGGGGAGCCCCGCATGCGTATCCGAGATAAAGATGAGATGGCAACGTCCGCTCCCAAGCGCCTCGTGGGTATGCACGCCTTGGAAGTGTGTAGCTTGGAGGACGTGCTAGGTAAACTGGGTTCGGGAAGTATGACTCCGCAAGAGTTTACCCAGCTTCAGAACATCGTGGGTAAGATGCAAGGTGCCCTGATACCGCCGCCCCTCCTGCCGAAGGTCGTCTAAGGTGCTGACCAATAGCCCCCCGGGTGTCGAGAAGGCGAACCCCTTCGTCGAGGAAGTGACGAACCTGGAGTTCCAGGATGCGCTGGCGCGGTACATCCGTGAGCGCTACACCGAAGCGTACAACCACAAGATCCAGAACGGCACCACCGCCCGGCTGCTGCGGAACTTGCGTTGCAAGGAAGGGAAGTACCAGCCCGACGAGCTGGCGATGGTGGGCGAAGTCGACGTGTATATCGGTATTGCCGCGCTGAAGTCGCGTGCCGCGGAGTCGTGGCTGCTGGACGTGGTGATGAACACCATGGAGAAGCCGTGGACCCTGACGCCCTCGCCGATCCCTGACCTCCCTGCAGACGTGAAAGAGCAGGCAATCACCCTGCTGGCCAACGAGATTGGCGACCCGAGCATGGGCATGAACACCATGGACGACGTGCGCCAGCGCGCTGGCGAGTTGAAGAAGGCGGTGCTGGCCTACCTGACCAAGCAGGCGAAGGTCTCGACGGCGGCGATGGAGGCCCTGATCGAGGAGCAGATGGATGAGGGTGCGTGGAAGAAGACTTTCTCCGAGTTCATCGCCGATCTGTGCACCTACCCTTCCGCCATCATTCGTGCGCCGGTCGTGGTGCAGAAGACCAAGGCGACGTACAAGGGCAATGCCGTGGTAGCCGAGAGCGTGGGGCTTCCCACGACGCGCTGCGTGAGTCCCTTTGATGCCTACCCTTCGCCGGCGTCGACCACGACCCAGGATGGTGACTACTTCATCGAGCGGCAGCGGTTCTCGCGCGCCAAGCTCTATGGGCTGAAGGACGTCGAGAGCTTCGATGAGGTCAACGTGCGCCTCGCGCTCGAAGCGTACCCCAACGGGTACCAGCTCAATACGAACAACGACTGGGAGCGTGACCGTCTCGAAGGCACCGCGCCCGATATCCAGTACTCTACACGTCTGCTGGACGTTCTGATTTTCAATGGGGTGATCCCCGGCAGCTTCCTGATCGACAAGGGTGTGCTGGTGGACGACCCGCAGCGGCACTACGAGTCGGAAGTCTGGGTGGTGGGGAACTACACCATCCGCGCGGTGCTCAACCCGAACCCGGTCTCCGAGCGCCCGATCCACAGCACCAGCTTTGCCAAGCGCAACGGCGCGTTCTGGGGCGACTCCCCGATCGACCTGACCTACGATATCCAGCGCGTGTGCAACTCGTTGTGCCGCGCCATGGTGCGCAATGCGGCGTACTCCTCGGGTCCGATTGCTTTCGTGGATGCCGAGCGCTTCACGGCGGGTGAGAGCATCGACCAGATTGACCCCTACCGCCTGTACTACATCAAGGCGGATCTGGCGGGGACTGGTGCCAAGGCAGTCGAGTTTGCCAAGGTGCCTT